TGAATAAAGAAGGCTACAACTCAACTGCGCTAGTAACTCTTCTTGATCTTAATGGAAAACTAATTGCCGCAGGAAAATCATCTGTTAAACTTAATGCCGTTAAGAATTGGACTGACGGAATGATTGCATCTTATGCAGCCGATCCATCTTCTAAATCAGATTGGACTAATGCTCCATACGGATTTACAGAGACAACAAAAGAAGTGGTTCAAATTCTTGGCTCTGAATAAACGATGCCAATACTTCCTCAACTTGGAGATTCCGAGAACAATCTACTAGCGAAAACCGTAAACAACACTGGTCCTAATCAGCCAGTGCATGGTGACGGTCGCTGGAATCTTCTGTATAAGCTGTGTCAGAATACCTACGAGGCAGCGGTTAGGAATAACATTATCGACGGAGAGGTTCAGACTTATTACGATCTTCCAATAACTCAAGGAAATCCACCACTTCAATCTGTCTATCTCGTTCTTGAGGCAGTCGGTGTTCCTTTAATCAATCGTCACCCCGCTGGTTTATATGCAAGAACGCAGAATGCAGGGAACCTCTCCGACTGGATGTATGTCGGTGATCTTAATGTAGGAACGACTGGAGCGACTGGAGCCACAGGAGAGACAGGAGCAACGGGCTTTACAGGTGCAACTGGATTCGGCGCTACAGGACCGATTGGCGCTACTGGTTCTACCGGACCAACTGGTGGTCAAGGTGCAACTGGTATCGGGGCTACAGGAGCTACAGGAGAAGTTGGACCGCAGGGTTCTACAGGCGAAGTTGGAACTACTGGTTCGACTGGTGCAACTGGTATTCAAGGCTTAATCGGTGCGACAGGTCCACAAGGTGTTCAAGGCATCCAAGGTCCGCAGGGAGAGCCGGGAACTACAGGGGCGACAGGATCGACTGGCCCCATCGGATTGACGGGTGCTACAGGTGATACTGGTTTAACCGGAGCCACAGGTCTTACAGGAGCCACAGGTAATCACGGCATAGATGGATCGACAGGTCCAGTCGGTGCAACGGGACTCACGGGTTCCACGGGATTGACTGGCGCAACGGGAGAACAAGGCTCTACTGGTGCTACTGGATTGATCGGTCTTGTAGGAGCTACTGGTCCGCAAGGTGTGCAGGGTATCCAAGGCGAGATGGGAAGCACTGGTTCTACAGGACCGACAGGAGATACAGGTTCGACTGGTCCGCAGGGTGCTACTGGATTAACTGGATCAACTGGACTTACCGGAGCCACTGGTCTTACTGGAGCGACAGGAGAACAGGGTTCTACCGGATTAACTGGGGCTACGGGAGAGACGGGTGCTACAGGCATTCAGGGTGCTACTGGAGCTGCTGGTCAGTCATCTTCCTTCTACAACTACAGAGCCGATGCCAGTCAGACATCAGGTGTTCCGGCGGCAGGTAGAATTTACTGGAATAATTTAACTCAGACTTCAGCAACAACAGTTGTCGCATCACACCTCGATGAGTTCGGAAATGATATTGATGTATTCTTTACGCTGTTCAAAGACGGAGACTCTTTCGTTATCCAAGATAGGGGAAATTCAACAAACTTTCAGAAGTGGGAAATTAACGGGACTCCAACTGTAGTTCCGAATAGCTATGTATCCATGCCTGTAACACTTGTTGATTCCGGTGGAACAAGCGAGTTTCAAAACAATCACCAAATTATTTTCGCTATCGTTACTTCAGGACTCACCGGAGCAACTGGTCCGCAGGGGGCTACTGGGGCCACAGGAATCCAAGGTGATGTCGGAAGCACTGGAGCTACTGGACTCGGAGCTACAGGACTTACAGGAGCCACTGGAGAAATAGGAGCTACCGGAATCCAAGGCGCTACTGGTCCAGAAGGATCGACTGGTGCTACGGGAATCCAAGGTCCAGAGGGAGCAACAGGTCCGCAGGGTGTCCAAGGTATTCAAGGATTGCAGGGAGCTACCGGATCGACTGGTCCTACAGGTGACATCGGATCAACAGGCATTCAGGGCGCTACAGGGGCAACAGGAGCAGGAGCGACTGGTGCTACAGGCTCTTCAGGTATAGACGGAACGACTGGAGCTACGGGTGCTACCGGACCTCAAGGTGACGCTGGAGCTACAGGAGCTAGCGGATATGTAGGTTCTGATGGAGCAACAGGTGCGACTGGTCCGGCTGGAGACATTGGCTCGACAGGTGCTACTGGTGTTCAGGGTGTGCAAGGTATTCAAGGCATTCAAGGAGCTACAGGGGCCACTGGTCCGGCTGGAGATACTGGGGCTACTGGTGCTGGTGCTACAGGCGCTACAGGATCAACTGGTCCGACTGGTGATTTAGGAGCCACGGGCGCTACTGGACCTTCTGGAACATTGCCAGCGAATGTTATCATATCAGACACAACTGGAATGACTGGCGCTACGGTATTAGCTAATGCTGTTCAGATTACGCAGGCTGGATATAATGCGTTGACTCCATCATCTTCAACTCTTTATATTATTGTTGGATGATCTTAACTCAGTCAACAGCGGCATACATACAAGCAAGTCCAGTTAGAACAATCACTAACCAGACTTCATCGTTCCGTCACTTCATGGTGTATCTGGATACACTGTTATCGTCTGCGATTACTGGATCAATCGGCATCATCAAGAACGGGCTTGGGGTTCTTACGCTATCAGGAAACAATACCTATGCTGGGAACGCTGCGATTAACACAGGCGTATTAACGATCACCGATCTTACTGCGCTACCGGGTTGGAATACTAACGGTAGATATTCTGTCGAGTCTGGCGCAACGCTTGCTGTCTATAACGCAGTGACAGACGCGAATGTTGTCACGATTCTAGGAACCACCAACTTTAACGCAGGGTCAGCCATAGGCTTTGATACGACATCAGGCAATAGGACATACCCGAATGTCATTGCAAACACCGCTAAGGGGGCTTTAGGGCTAACCAAGCTAGGAGTTAATACGCTGACGATCTCTGGCGCTAATAGCTATACTGGACCAACGCTTGTTATCGCCGGGACTCTTGCGACATCAGCGGCTAACAGAATCCCCGATGCGTCTGCCGTTACGATCTTGTCTGGCGCGACAATTACTCTTGGAGGTGCGGATACCCTTGCCACTCTTGCTGGAGCTGGGACATTAACCTGTGGTGCAAACGCATTGACTCTTAACTCCGCAAACTCTGAGACATTTAGTGGGACTCTAACAAATACAGCGGGAACATTTATAAAGACTGGATCAGGGGTTCAAACACTTTCTGGATCAACAACTGTTGCTGCACAGGTTCGACTTGATGGTGGTGGAATTGTATCCAGTGGGACATTTACTCAAACGGCAGTGGCTGGCGCGCGTAACTTCCAAATAGCTCTTGCTGGAGGAACAACAGCCGCACTAACTGTATCTGGCGGAACTATGACTGTTACTGGGTTATTCTTTGGAGAGAATAACGGCGGATCAGGGACAGTTAATTGCAATGCTGGAACGCTTCAGGTTAATGGCGAGACATGGATGGCTGGTCTTGCCAGCACACTTAATGTTAATGGCGGAACATTTAATGGATCAGCTTATGATATTGGTGGTGGTGGTGGAACTACGACAAGTATTGTAAACATAATATCTGGGACATTTGCATTAACTGGGAACCTTCGCTGGGGTATCGGCGGCGCGTCTGCAACATCTGTAATAAACCTAGATGGCGGAACATTCCGTTGCAATAACTGGTTCAGGAATGGCGGAACGAATACATTCAACTTTAACGGTGGAACATTCACAACAACGACTAATAATTTAACAATAACTCAGCCGCTTATATCCTGCTTGATTAAAAGTGGTGGAGCTATATTCGGAAATGCCGTTACGCTTATCTTCGATACTGTTCTAGCAAATGCACCTAGCGTTTCTGGAAATCTCGTAATGAATGGAACCGGAACACTGATTCTTCGTCAGGCCAATACATTCTCTGGAACAATTACCATAAACGCAGGAAGCCTTAATTTCGGAAATGGTTCTACAACCGGATCGGCTGGCTCAAGCAGTGGGATAACCAATAACGCAACACTTACATTTAACCGATCAAACACAATGACGCAGGGGGCAGACTTCCCTGTTATTAGTGGAAGCGGAACTGCCGTTCAGTCTGGCAGCGGAACAACTATACTTGGTCTATCAAATAGTTATACAGGTGAAACGCGAATCAACGCAGGCATTTTGCAATTAGGTCATGCTGGTGGATTTGGTTCTGGAGATATTCGCTTTACTGGTGGAACGATGCGGTATGGCAGCGGCATTACAACAGATGTCTCATCGAGAATTGTAAATAACTCCTCCGCTATTCGCATAGATACCAATGGTCAGAATGTTGATTTTGCGTCTCTTGGGTCAACCAATACTGGAGGACTGGTTAAAACCGGAACTGGGATATTAACAATGTCTGGTTCTGGTAATACTTATACTGGAGTCAATACGATTAGCGCAGGAGAAGCTACATTCTCTGGAACCTATACTGCAACAAATGCTGTCAATATCAATGGTTCAGCTAATCCGATATTAAATATCAGCGGTAATTTTACACAGACATTTACTGGAAGCGGTGTGCGTAGCTTTCAACTCGCAGTCAGTGCGGGAACTACAGCAACCGTAAATGTAAGTGGATCAGCAGTTGTTACACTTAATGGCGGAATGATGCTTGGTGATAACGGCGGTGGTAACGGAACATTCAATCAAACTGGCGGGACGGTTAGCACTAGCACTAGTGGAACTTGGTTGGCTGGGGCTGTATGCTTGTTGAATGTATCAGGAGGAACTTTCACAACACCCGGCATTGAGTGCGGTGGTGGAACTGGCGCTGGGACTTTAACCGTTTCTGGAACAGGAACAATCAATGCGGGTAGCCTTATTCTAAATCGCGGAAGCGGCGCTGGTGTATCTGCTGTATTAAATGTAAATGGAGGAACGCTGACAACTACTGGCATTTCCCATGTCACTACCGCTAGACCAGCAACTATAAATTTCAACAGTGGAGCATTCACAAGTCTTAATACAATGACGATACCTTCAACAGTATCGTGCATTGTTAAGTCTGGTGGCGCTATTCTTAATCCTTCTGCTGGTCAGCTTAACATTCCGAGTGCGCTTACTACAGATGGGACAGGAGGAGGGCTAGTTAAACAAGGAGTAGGCAATGTATCTCTTACTGGCGTTAATACATATACAGGCTCGACATCAACTCTTGTTGGAAGTCTTATCGTTTCTTCCGCTTCGTTCCAAGTGAATACGGGAAACAAGTGTAACCAAGTTACATTCACGAATACATCTGTTACTGCGAACTTCACAATCGCTCCGACAATCGGTGACACATTCAAGTTCTTTATCGGATCAACGGTTCAGACTGGACTATCTGTAACGCTTACAGGAACAGGCGTTGCTGGTCGCTCTGGAACATACGACTCGGCTACATCAACTCTAACGATTACCTGAAATAATGATTGAATATTGTTAAACAATTAAATTATATCTTCGTCTAAATGAATATTGATCCTCAAGTTTCTCCACATCATACTGGAATTATGGGTTCCGCAACAAGCCTTCTAGCAGTTATCGTTTCAGTCCTGCCTCATGTAGAGCAGTGGCTACGCATTACATCTCTTGCATTTGGAACACTTGCAGCGATAGTTTCTATTATTGTTATGATTGAAAAACGCAACAACAAAGACAAATGAAAACGCTACTTATCAAAGCTATCTCCGCTATTACTGGAGCATCTAAATCAGTTATCGAGTTTATCATTCCGATCCTCCGCGACTCGGCTGCATCCCTTCTAAAAGAACTGCTTCCTATCGCATTGGAAGTTGTGTCGGGTCTGCTTACTTCGGATAAGAGTGGCGACGAGAAGCGTAAGATTGCCGTGGATAAGATTAAAGATGCGGCAACCCGCGAGGGAATCAACGCTTCCAACCGCGCAGTCAACCTCGCTATCGAGCTTGCCCTTGCGAAGCTGACCGATAAATGAACGACGAGAAGGCATGGTGGCAAAGCAGGACGATTATCGGAATCGTCGTTATGCTACTGGCTCAAACCTTGAAATGGTTCAAGGTTGATATTGTTAACGAGGAGTTGACTGACATCGTTACCCTAGCGATGGAATCACTCGGTGCAGGATTGGCTATTTACGGGCGCGTAAAGGCCCGTAAAACGATTCGCAGGACTAAACCGGGTGGTCAGTTCAATCCGAACGCAGAAGTCCGTAGAGCGAAGCCTGTGCGAAGCAAGCTGCTCGGTCTGTTTATTCTCCTTCTTTCCTTCAACTGTTACGCTCAAGCCTATCCTTCTCATGTGTGGTATGAGAATCCTATCAAATTCCAGACGATTGTTGACGAAAGACCGTTTTTGATTCGCTTGCTAGATAGCCTATGGGTAAGCATCTCTGTGATTCCAATCAAGGGAGAGATTAAGGGGCAGGCTGATTTCTAATATGGCAACCCAAGCAGAACGACTGGAGATGGGAGACTTCATCCTGAGGTCAGAGGCTCGCAGGGACAAGCTGGGCAGGCTTAAAGTTTATCCGTTACCTAAGGCTGATGGTGGCGGCACATTTGAAATCGCTGGTATCAACGATAGGTATCATCCCAAGGCTGCTACGCATCTCAAGAATCTCATCGACAACAACCGTCATGCTCACGCAGAGAGCTACGCTAAGAAGTATCTTGTGGAGTATACTGATGTCGTTAAGAACTGGACTGAACTAGCTCCGCTGGAAGCATTCCTCCGAGACGCTGCATTTAACCGAGGACCGAAAGGCGCCTTGCGAATCTTGCAGATTGCGTTGGGTATTGCTGATGACGGGAAGTTCGGACCTGTAACAAAGGCAACCCTAGCTAAAGCAGCAAAGAATGTTACGGCATTTCTTGACAGACTGCGTGAGGCTAGGGAAACATACGAGATTCGTGTTGCTCCACCCGTAGGAGCCAGAGCAAAGTTTTGGACTGGCTTGCAGAACAGGTGGAACAATGCGCTACAATTCAGCAAGAAGTTTATAGTTTAACAATAGAAACAAAATATATGTCAGAAAAAAACAAAGCACTTACGGATGAATTTAAGAAAAAGAAAGCATCCGCCGAAGAGAATGAGAAAAGTGGATATGCTGATCCTACATCATTTTTTGGAGGACCAGTCACGCCAATTAGTCAAATGGGACCAATGAAGTTTGAGCCTCGCGTTACTCCAAAAGTAAAGACGCCTGAAGAAAGGGCGGAAGAGGAGGCAATGAGTAAAGCAAGGGCAGAAATTGAATACGAACGAAAACTAGAAGCACTAAAGGAAGCTAACAAAAATCGCCCAAAAACAAAAACTTATGTTCCCAGTGAAAAAATTGGAGCAAAGCGAACAGATCCAGATTATTACGAGAAAAGAGAAAGGTGGATAGCAGCCTTTGCTGCTGGTGCTGGCGGACGATAACTGTCTAGTTAAAAAACCTTAGACGCCACAGCTTGTTACGGCGCGAGGAACTACTAAATGACATCTAAAGAATATAAGCTTTTAACCCTAGCGATGCTTGCGATGGCAGTATCGCTAACTGCCCTTTATGCGTTTGCAAGACTAGCCCTTTATGAATGATACCGAATCGTTGATTCAAGAGAACAAGAAACTAAAAGAGATACTGAAACAGTGCTTGAAGGCGCGTCAGATTAACCATGTCAGACAGATCATCAAGGAGGCATTAAGCAATGAGCGAAGCAATTAAATCAGCGATGAAACGACTCGGTGTGTCTGGCGTGAACAAGCCCAAGAGAACGCCGGGAGCTAAGAAATCCCATGTAGTCCTCGTAAGTGATAATGGAAAGCCAAGGACGATTCGATTTGGACAACAAGGGGTATCAGGTTCTCCTAAACGCGAAGGAGAGTCTGCCGCTGATCGCAAGCGCAGGGAGAGCTTCAAGGCTAGGCATCGAGCCAATATTAAAAAGGGAAAAATGTCTGCCGCCTATTGGTCGGACCGTGTGAAATGGTAGCAATTCAGCTACTTACACAGGCATATAAAAATATCTTTTGACTCCTTAAAGGAATCTGCGATCTTATTACTGTGCGACCCAAACGGATAACAGTCCGAGTCAGCGACGAACCTTGGAAGGTAATCTTCAAAAAGCCTACTGAGGATGATTACATCGGCGTTGAGGAAGACGACATCGGCCTTTGTGTCGCTGAAGACAATAAGATATTTGTTGATCCAGACCCAGACATGGTTCTCTCTACCGCACTTCACGAAGTTCTCCACGCTGTATTCCCACAGTTGAGCGAGGATGCTGTGATAGATGGCGAGGCTGCGTTGATGGACCTGATTAACAAGTTCCCACAAGAACTCCTACACACAAATGACAATCCCAAAACCCGGTAGTTGGTGGACATTCCGAGGCGACCAGCAAGGCTGCGGTAAAGACCAGCAGGTTTGTATGGCTGGGCCTGAAGAGACGATAGCATGGGGGCATGGATTTAGCTGGATCGGATCAACCGATATGTTCCTCAAAATCTTTACTCCAACGGATGCCAAGCAGCATCCAGAATTAAAATGAGTTTACGCCACGAACAACAATACTCGCTTTGGAAAACTCGTAAGTTTCTCCGCGATCTGCTTCATCACTCTACCCGTCCAAAGACCGTGAAAGAGATTTCAGCTAGAGCCTATAGTTGCCTTCGCCACTTCCCACACTTGGACGAAACTGGCAAGCCTATCTTTAGTCAAGATGGTTTTGAATGCCCTAAAATTCACGATGAAAACTAAAGCAAGCGAGCGGTTCCAGCCGTTCAACATCACAAAGAAGTGGAAGAAGTGGATGGCGGTATCCTGCTCACACGGAGATCACATCGACCCTGAGGCTAGGGATGCTGTGCTTTCGTTCCAATCCCGCTTTCGCCCTGACACGACGATTCATCTAGGCGACTTCGTGGATATGGCGGCTGCTAGAGGTGGAGCAATGTCAGACCCTAACGCTGCTGACAGGGCTGCGTCTGTAGCTGACGATCTTGCTGCGGGTGTAGATTTTTTACAGGAGCTAAAGCCACAGCATATCCTTTACGGAAATCACGAGGACAGATTGTTTAAGCTGGCGCATTCTCCTAACGCCTTGGCTGCTCACGCTGCGACTATTGTTATACAGGAGATCGAGGCTACCGCTAAGAAGCTCAAGGCTAGAACATACGAATACGATATTCGTTCACACTACACTTTAGGTGGTCATAAGTTCTTGCATGGCTACATGTTCAACATGGCTGCCATCAGGGATCATGCGGAGACATTTGGTAACTGCATTATGGGACACCTTCACCGAGTAGGGCAAGAGCCGGGTAGAACACTGCAATCCGCTACCGCTTACTGCGTTGGAATGCTGATGAAGTTCGACGCTTCCTATGCGAAGACACGCAGAGCAACTTTAGCTTGGAGCCAAGGATTTGGATATGGCTTTTATACCGACACACAAATAACCGTAAACCTATGCGAAAGAAAACCAAACAATCCGTGGATGTTGCCTCTGTAGCTAATGCTTGGCAGGCTTTATTCGATTCAAAGAAAAACACAACCAGAGAACAACTGTTTAAGGATGGGTGGATTGATGCTAACTTTGCGGCGGAAAAGATGGGAGTTAGCGCCCAGACCGCAGCAGACAGGCTAAAGAAAAGTAACACCGTTCAAAAAAAGTTCTCCATTATTTGGCTTGATGGAAAAACAAGATCAGTGAACTTCTATAAGATGAAATGAGAAGGGGGCTTGCGCCCCCTTCCCAACCTATGAACACACAAAACACCGAACCAAAAGAACGGTGTGTCGCAATATAACTATTGTTTAACAGTAGTCAATTTGTTTTGGGCGTAAACCGCTACCGCTAGTGCTGACCAAGTGTGAGATTTTAATCCGTAGGTCGGACCCTTGTTGTCTTTAGTCCCCTGCGGTCCCACCATCGTCAGCAATGCCTGCCTGATGTCCTTGTCCTTTGATCGCATCGTGCGACACAAATACATCTTAATGTCTTTCCTGTAGCACAGGAGCGTGTCTTTCATGGCAACCTCTTCAAATCTTCCAACCCATCGGCAGGTATCGAACACACTAGCACCTACCGCCATGCCGTAGGAGGCTACCATTTCGCAGGCTACGATGTCGTATTCCCTTCCGATCAGCAGTTGACGCATATCGTAATTATTAAGATGTCCGTGATCGATCACCTTACCATCCCACTGAACGAACGCTGAGTCTGTAGGACCGGGGTCTATTGCGAATATAGTCATAGCGTATATTTATCTTTTATACCCAAGGAGGTATATGTGTTTGTGTTGTTCATAGAATTATACCCTATTGGAGATACCCATTCTCTCTAGCCCACTTCGGATTGTCGTGAAGTTTTGTGTGACACAGGCGGCACACAGGCATCCAAGTCTCTGTGTTGTTCAAGTTCTTTCCTCGTCTAGCCTTGTGGTGAATGTCCGTTGCTGCATTGCCGCATATCTCGCAGAAGTGATTCAGCATAAAGTAATCATATCTAATCTT